GTCTCTACGTTTGGTAGGGCTTTGTCTATATCTGCCATTTATATTCTCCGAGTTCTTTATTGTTGTAGCTTGTTTTGTAGGAACATTCAACCCTTGTGAGTCCGGTCCTTTAAGTGGTGGAATTTGATTCCATTTCACGTGTTGCATATTTATCACAAGTGTTTTATTCTTCATTAAACATACCTCTTTTCTTTTTGTAATCGTCATACATTTCATAACCACTAATACCAAGTGATAATGCTAGTCCAGGTAGGCCAAAAAATCTACTTCCTATTCTTAAAGCTGCAGGACTAATTCCAAGTCTCATTGCTTTTGCAAGTCCAGGACTTTTTAAACCTTTTGTTACAAAATCACTTGCTTGTCCTGCAAATGCTGGACCTAAATAATTAAATGGATTAGTTGCAATTTCTCCTAACGAGTCTCCTTCTTGTACTTGTTCTGCTAAATACAAAGGTTCAGTTGCAAGTAATCCAAGTGGTGTAGCTGCTGCTGTTAAACCTCTACCTGCAGTTTTTAATGCAGTCTTTGTAATTCCAGATGGTTTTTTTCCAAATCTTTTAGATCTCGCCGCTTCAATTGTTGATGGTGCAGTTGCTGCTGTACCTGCTACAGTTACTGCTCCTAATGTTGGTAGATAAGCATCTCCTATCGGTGCTTCATCTACTGGTGAGTCATCTAATTGTCCTGTCACCATCTCAATTAACATATTCTTTTGTTGTTCTTCGTTTGATAAATAAGTTGACGGGTCATCGTTCATAAATGCTTTAACAGCACCGGCTCCGGCAGCACCGACCGCGGCCAAGGCACCAAACCTGCCACCTTTTTTTGCAAAGCTTAAAAAACCTGTTGCAGCGTTTTTAACTTTTTCCATTCCTTTACTTGTTACAGGCGCTTCATCAAAAATTTGTGCAGCTTTAACAGGATTATTATCAATTGCTGCAGCACAGTCTCCTGGTAAACCTCCACGAGAAAGTAAACTACAGTAACCAATTTTTTCTTTTTCAGTTAAAGATTTAATTGAATTTTTAAATTTAGTTAATTGATCAAAATTTAAATCTCGCAATGGAACTCCTTTTTCTTTTACAGCACCAACTCTATTTTCTGTTAGTCTAATAAGTGTACCATTTTCATCTGTTATAGGATCTAATCTTGTAAAACCAATGTAAGGTTTAAATTTTTTTGGTAATTCTTTTGTGGCTTTAGCAACAATTTCTTCAGCGTTATTATTTAATTGACTTATTTTTTCAATATATCCAGGTTGTTGATTATTAGCAACAGTGCTTATAGCATCAGCTATGTTGTTTAATTTTACATTGTATGGTGAAAGTTTAGAGTTCATTTGTTTTGTAATTACTGCAACATCATTAGTTGTTAGTAATGTTTCACCACCAATAGGCATTATGTGATGAAAAGGAAATGCTTCTGAGCCGCTTAAAAATCTAGCTTGTCCGCCAACTGTTGTAGATAATCTTTGGTTTCTTTTTCTTTGCACTTTTAATTTTGCAGCATCTGGATCATCTGGTATTTGAAAATTTGTTTTTAATCTTTTATTTAAAGCTTTATTTGCTTCTGCTTTATTATTAAAATATTTAATACCTATAAATTCTTCTGGTATTTTAGTTGTTTTTTGTATTCGCATGTTCGGCGTAGCAAAAACTATTTTATATTTAGCACTACTTGGTATGTCAGGATTTTTAGTTCTATCAATATTTGTAACAGGTCTTATGGCATTAAGTATTTTTCTATCAGCAGGATTGTCGTATAACTTTAAAGCTTTATTGGTTTTAAATTCTTTGGGATCAACTCTTTTAATTATATTTTTATCTTCTGCTATCTTTAAAACTCTACCTACAACAACTTGATTTAATTTTAATTTATCTCCAATGTAGGTTCGGCCGCCTTCTTTACTAGAATATAAATCTAAAATTTTTTTAATTTTTGCAGCAGTTATTTGTCCTTGATAATCAGAAGTAAAATAAGTTGGAAATAATTTTTTTATTTGTGCGTCAGTAAGATTAATAGCCATTAGACCTCCAGGATCTTAGCTAGTCCACCTCTGGCAAAATCCATACCTAATCTTTTTTTAATTTCTATTATTCCGTCAGGAAATTGATCTGGATTTTTTAAGACTTGGTTTAGCATTTTAAAATATTCTGTTTTCTCAGAACCCACCATAGTTTTGTCCATTGCAAGTTCTTTAAATAATCTTGTAATATCTTCTGCCTCAATACCATACTCACGGAGTGCTCCGTAACCCATTTGTGTGCCTTCATCGACAGACTTATTTATGTTTGCAAGTTTTTTTGAAAGACCAAAAGCTTTGCCAGCAAGTTTTCCAAATCTTAAACCTACACGTCCCCCATCTGCCATCTCATCAACAAACCTTGCAGTCATTCTATCAAACTTTGGATTGTCAGGTTTTAATCCTGCAGCATCTGTTACGTTTTCTAAAACTCTTTTAGTAAAAATTAATATCTCTTCATTAGATGCATTAGTAGGTAATGCTTCTGCAATTCTTGGGCCAAAATATTTTTCAACAAGTAAGATTGGATCTCCACCAATTCCTCCACCACCTTCAGTAATATATTTTACATCTTCTGCGGATATAACATTGTTTAATTGTGTTTTACCGAATGCAGCTGTGCCTACATCCGTTTCATCTTTTTTTAATGCCTCTACTAAAAATTCTCTAGCTGCTGTACGTTTACTTGGTACATCACCTCTATTAGTGACTATGTTTTCAAACTGTCTACCTAATCCAGTTTCTTGTGCTTCTAAATTTCTAATTGTTGTTTCAGCATCTTGAACTGGTGCTGCAATATCATTTGGTCCACCACGTGAACCCGGTGGTGGTAGATCATCTCTTAAAGATGCTAAACCTTCTGCATCTAAGTTCCTGGTCCTTGTTCCCAGATCCGTAATGTTTGCTGGACCAGCCGGTGGCATATAAAACTCTTTCATCTTATTAAGATTAGTTAAAAGATTAGTCGCTTGAATATCGTTTAGTTTATCACTGACCGCGAAACCTACAGCACCTTTAGCTTCGTCGATTGCTTTACTTTGAGATAAGACTCCTAAAACCTCTGTGTTTAAATTTTTATCTAAGAAAGGTTCGACGTTATCACCGACACCTAAGAAGTTGACATTGGACCGGGTACCAAGGACATCGGATACATTTCCCCCTAATTCTCTAAATGTTTTTATGATTAGATCAATAGTTTGTTTTTTAGCCATAATACTTTACGTGTCCTCTTACAATAGGCTCTTCTTTGTAGTCTTCAGGATGTCGAACCAAACCACCCTGTCTAATTCTCATGATGGCTTGTGTTGTACTATCCACATAGTCATCATATTCTCCAAATGGGAAAGAAGCACATTCTTCTACAACTTCCTGTGCAAAATGCTCGTGCATAGGCGCCCATATTTTACCGCTTTCAAAAAGCGGGGCAACGGAGTTTAATCTTGTATGTTTATCATTTCCTTTTGATGGTGTAAAGTTAATAACCGGTATATCCATTTGCCTTAGCTCATGAGTCAAAGGTAGTCCTGTGGCTTTTGCCTCAATAATTACCATGTCAGGTTTCCAGTCCATATACTCTTCTAATGCTACACGCCGGAGTTCTGGAAAGTCATATCTATCTTTAAATGCGTTAAGTAAAATTATGCTTTGTCCCTGGTCCTCGGTCGTAAAGACTCCCCAAGTGGTTATTGCACTATAGTCGGCAGTTGTCTTTTTAGTAAACGCAGTATCATAAGACTGCACGATATAATCTAATGGTGGTGGATATTTGTGCACCCAGTCTTGCCACCATTCTCTTTTTAAGATAGCGCCTTCTTCAGCAGTTGGTTGCTGCATGTATTGTGCTAACCAGTTACTAACCGGTATAGATGCTTTAGTCTTAAGTAATTCTTGTTGAGTCCAGTATTCAGGCCACACGGGTTTTCCATCAGGGAGCAGGGCTGGTAATTCAACAACCTCCCACTGATCGGATCCTTCTTCTGATTGTGCTTTTAATAATTGACCAGTTATGTCTTTAGTA